GCACAGTTAGGATTAAATTTGTTATAAATAATAGTATGTATGATTAGCACACTTAACTTAAGGTACTATTATGTTATATAAATTAATGATTAAAACTCACAATGTCACAGGACTAAAATACTTATGTGTAACGAAGAATGAGGATCACAATAAGTATCATGGTTCCGGAGTATATTGGAAAAAGCATCTTAGAATCCACGGAAGAGATATTGACACTGAAATTATATTTTCAACGGAATCTAAGAATGCTTTGGCGAAAGCAGGTATTAAATATTCCGCGTTATATGATGTAGTTGAGAGTTGTGAGTGGGCAAACCTAATATCCGAAACTGGATATGATTATGATGGTATAACACGCAAAGGATGGTTTGGTTGGTATGAGTCTCTAACAGAAAATGAAATTAAAGAACGCAACATTAACATTTCAAAGAAAGTTAGAGATCGGTTTGCAAATGAAGATTCAAAAATTACTTCTGAGCGCAATAGCGCCTCACGACGGAATATATCACCAGAGAATGCATTGCAGCGCAAATCTAAAATACAAGATGTATATGCTACAGGCAAACATGATCACTTATTCGTGAGATACTCCGAAGAGAGACAGGGCGCTAATAATCCAGCAGCACAATCCGTATCTATTGAGGGCATAATATATCATACTATTAAAGATGCATTTACCACATTGGAATTAACTAGGTCTGTAGTTTCTAATAGAATTAAATCCGATTCTAAAAGATGGGCAAAATGGTACAAAATCATATGAAGAAACATGTAAACAAAGAGTTATAATAAAGACAAAAGAAATATGCCAGCATTGCGGCATGAAAACTATATCATTAAATATTAATAGGTGGCACAATGAAAATTGCAAACATAACCCGAATCGGAAAACATAAAGTATATGATCTATCAGTGGATGAGGTAGAACATTATGTATTGGAAAACGGAGTAGTAACTCACAACACAGGAATTTATTATTCCGCGGACAATATCTTTATCATTGGTCGACAGCAAGAGAAAACTGGCACCGATCTAGTGGGCTACAACTTCATCATTAATGTGGAGAAGTCACGATTTGTCCGTGAGAAGTCTAAGATTCCTATTGAAGTTACGTTTGAAGGCGGTATCAGCAAGTGGTCAGGGCTGTTAGACATGGCTATCGAGGCTGGTCATATAGTCAAACCCTCCAATGGATGGTATCAAATCGCTAGTGATGGTACTGACAGCAAGAAGTATCGCCGCAAAGAAACTGACACCAAAGAGTTTTGGATTCCAATTCTATCTGACAAGTCATTCAATGAGTGGATCGAACGCCGATATATTATCTCAAGTGAAAGTATTATGAATGAAGAAGTCACTTCGGAAGATGTTTCAGCAGCATACTCAGATGAGTAATGGCGGAGTCACCAACAACACACATGAATGTGATAAATGTTTGGGTAAAATTGTTGACATGGAAGCCGCTTTATGTTTTAATAGTATAGACAAAGACTTGTATCTGTGTGAACCTTGCATAGAGCAAATACGAAAAGAATTCATAGAGGAAGAGTTAAAGAATGGATAATATTGAGCAAATTATAATTGCACACCTTTGTAATGATGAAGAGTATATACGAAAAGTAATACCCTTTATGAAAGAAGAGTACTTCGGCGAGCCAGCAACTCGCCAAGTATTCAATGCTGTTAATAATTTTGTGGACAAATACAACTCGGTGCCATCTAAGTCTGCCCTGTTGATTGCACTGCAAGAAAATCGCCAAGTCACTGAAGAACTTTATGGTACATGTGAGACCTTAATCAATGCGATGCAGCCCGATGTGGGTGTAGAGCAAGCATGGCTCCTAGATGAGACAGAGAAATTCTGTAAAGACAAGGCATTGTACAACGCCATTATGCAATCGATTCAGATTATCGATGGTGGTGATAAGTCGATGGACAAAGGCGCATTGCCTAGTATCCTATCCGAAGCACTTGGTGTTGGCTTTGATAATAATGTCGGCCACGATTATTTAGAGAATGCCGATGCGCGGTATGAATTCTACCATAGAGTAGAAGAGATGATTCCATTCGATCTCGATTATTTCAATCGCATCACGGATGGTGGTCTTAGAAACAAGACATTGAATGTCGCACTTGCCGGCACAGGTGTTGGAAAATCTCTGTTCATGTGTCACATGGCAGCCTCGTGTATTGCACAGGGCAAGAATGTTTTATACATCACATGTGAGATGGCAGAAGAACGTATTGCCGAACGAATCGATGCTAACATGATGAACGTAGCTATAGGTGATCTGAAATCTTTATCCAAGAAAATGTTTGATGATAGAGTCAAGAAAATTCAAGATAAAGTTGATGGTCGACTAATCATCAAAGAGTATCCCACCGCTTCTGCACATGCTGGTCACTTCAAGGCATTATTGGATGAGTTGAGACTCAAACGAACTTTTGCTCCTGATATTATCTTCATTGACTATCTGAATATTTGTTTGAGCAGCCGATTTGGTGGTAGTTCGAATGCCAATTCATATACCATCATTAAGAGTATCGCCGAAGAATTGCGTGGTCTTGCAGTTGAGATGAATGTGCCAATTGTAACAGCGACACAGACCACCCGCGGCGGCTACAATAATAGTGATGTTGAACTGACGGATACCTCAGAATGTATATTCGTTGACGAGAAGGTTACAATGCGAAACGGCGAAACAAAACGTATGGGAGATGTGGTATTCGGGGACCAGATCAAAACAAACGATGATTACAAAACTGTTATGAAAGTGCATCATCCAAAAACAAAAGACTGTGTTAAAATACTTCTAAAATCAGGTAAGACTATCATCGTATCGAAAGACCATGTTTTTCCCACCTCCTCGGGTCGTAAATCTGTTAATACTGGTCTTCAAATTGGTTCTAAAATGAACACTTCGCATGATTAAATCTGTCGTTAAAATCACAATTTGTATAAATATCATTAAACGAACAACAGATTTAATGATATGAGAAAATGTAAAACAACAGAAAAAGTAGAATTTGTACGGATAATAAACGGGTCAAATTATCCGGACTTATTGTCTTTGCAATTAGATGTGTTTATAGAAGCCGGATACTCTTGGTCAAAAATGAAAAGAAGGCTACAAGTATTATCTGATATATCATATCGATATGAGAAAAGCGCGATACAGGAGAAATATGATGAATATTTCTCCTCGGGGCAATATGAAAAATTGCGAATTCGATATGGCGAAGAACGGGTGGTACAATATAAATCTGCATTATCAAAACGCCCAAGGGCTGAAGTTGTTTCTAATCTTACGAAGTCGTATTGGATCAATAAGGGATATACCCTAGATGAGGCAATTTCTGCTATATCCAAGATACAATCAAGTTACGCAAAAAGAAGAAGCCCTGCATCATATGCCAATCACTCTGCTAAGATAAAGATTTCATTAGATTATTGGACATCACGTGGGTATACTGTTGAAGAGGCCGAATTATTAAGATCACCCTATCTATTAGAATGTAGTACTAGTTTGGAGGGGTTCATTGCCAGACACGGTGAACAGGAAGGGACTGCTAAGTATTTTTCAAAAATTGAAACATATAAAGAAAGTATGAGAAATAACTTATCCAATAGAAGAACGGGCGGCACTGTTTCAAAAGAATCAATAAAATTCTTTATACCACTATACAAATATTGCCGCCAGCTTGGAATATCCAGAGAAGATATATATTTTGGTATTAATGGTTCACGCGAATTCTTTCTAAGAAAGCCGCAGAAGAAAAACGAAGGCAAATTTTTAGATTTTTGTATACCTAGTCTAAAAATTGTGGTGGAATACAATGGTACGTTCTGGCATCCCAGAAAAAGGGAAGATTGGAATAGTCCATTTGTTGATTATGACACCGCATTAGCAGCAGATAACTTGAGATATGATCTGATAGAATCAAGAATGTTTGATTGTCATATCGTGTGGTCAGATGATGATTTGAATGCAAAACAAAACGAAATCAGGAAAGATATTAATGAAAGGTACACACATGAATGATATGAATACAGTTCCAAGAGACGATCAATTTTACAAATGTTTTGCCATGGCAGGAAGTCTCATCGAGCGAGGATACTCAATTGGTAACATTAGTCAAACTGAATTGGCAGAGACCCTTTGGAAATTGGAGGCAGAGAAAGCAGAGAAGAACGAGAAGTCGGATTCCAATCTAATTTATAACGATGAAATTGTGTCCATCGAAGAAGTTGGCGCCCTAGAGACAATAGACATCTCCGTATCAGGCGACAACTTATTCTATTGCAACGGAATATTAACTAAAAACAGTTTTGGTTTACCTGCAACGGCCGATCTGATGTTCGCCTTGATCTCCACTGAGGAGTTAGAAGCGCAGGGTCATATCATGGTCAAGCAATTAAAGAACCGTTACAATAATGCCAACGAGAACAAACGATTTATGATAGGGGTTGACAGATCCAAGATGCGATTGTATGACTTAGAGGAATCATTCCAACAGAACATCACAGACGCTGGCAGAACTGCCGACAAGAACGAGCAAACATATGATGATTCTGTTCCAATGTTTGATAGAACCGCATCAGCGGCGGGATTAGATAAGATAAAATATTGATACTTTTTGGTTAGTATAAATACAGTTACTGGAGAGATATATGAATCAATTACTTATTGGTATTATTCTTGCATTTGGTATAACTGGATACTTCTACTACAATCAAACGCAAACCGAATTAACCGAGTTACGGACACAAGTCCTGGCTTACGAGATGAAGTTTGCTGTACAAGAAGATACTATAAATACATTACAAGAACAACACGCAATACAGACAGATGCGCTTGTTGAAATGGCGGAGAACAATCGAGATATTATTGCCGAGCGCGACCGGTATCTAGATGTATTCCGTAGACATGACTTAGCAAAACTGGCAAATGCGAAGCCGGGGATGCTAGAACCTAGAGTTAATAATGCAACTAAAAAAGTTTTTGAAAGCCTCGAAAAAGATAGCACTTTCGATTTCAGTGCTGGTGCTCATTAATGGATGTTCTCTTTTAAAGAAGGCACCACGTGAAGTAGAAATTAAGACCGTTCAGCTTCGAACACAAATACAACAGCCTGTATTGCCTCGCGCAATTGTCATGAAGGAACCCAAGTGGTATGTTGTATCTAATGCGAACATCGATGATTTCATGTCGCGCATTGGAAAAGAAACCGGGGGTGTATTTTTCGCAATGTCTCCCGGAGATTATGAGTTAATGGCATATAATCTGCAAGAAATTAAGCGATTTATTAAAGAAATAAAAGAAGTGATTGTATATTACCGCGCGGTAACCCTAGATGATGAAATAGAAAACTCAGATAGGAAATTACCAAATGGCCAACAAACAGCTAGACAAGAATAGTGTATTAAATAGCGCAGACATGGATGGTGACGGAGTAGTCACCGACGCCGAGTTGGAAAAACACGAGCGAATGTTGCGAATGGAGAATGAAGACAAGCGCGAAGATGCGATGCGGAATATGGCATGGTTCGCTCTCGCTGGAATGCTCCTCTATCCATTCGCAGTTGTCATTGCGGTTGCAACAGGATTAGAAGGAGCATCCAAGATACTCGGTGATATGGCAGCAACATATTTTGTCTCCGTAGCTGGTATTGTCGCAGCATTCTTTGCCGCACAATCAGTCGGTCGAAGCCGCGGCGGATAAGAATAAATCCTAGACATCACCCACCCTCCTCATTGGCACGATGTTCCTCTCTGATTTAAAAATACATGAAAATAACTGATAAAAACCAGAAATAGGGGTTGACTTTTGGCACCATTGTGTTATAATAGATATATAAATTGAGGATGGAGAATACATTATGTACAAGTTATTTCAGATTTCGGTACCCAGAGAGCAGATGCTCGAAGTCAATCGACTAGGTTGGGCTGAAGCGTTCAAGCATTATCCCCTAGTTGAAGCACAGCAAGCACTCTGCATGGGTGGATCAGAATCATGGGTAACATCATATGATTCACTGTTCACCCACGTGGCCGACCTTACTGCTGATAATCTAGAAGAGGCGTTCCGTCTCCACAATTTCCAGGAAGAAGATAAAATCATCCGTCATGCCAGACAGCATACTATGTCGGTCGGCGATGTTCTTGTCGGTGAGTACGGAGATGCCCATATGTGTGACAAAAGTGGATGGACTCAATTGATGTCCAGTAGTATAGGATCAGATGAGGCAACAGCGTAATGAATAGTCTACAAGAGAAACCCAACGAGGATCATATTCGCAACGGTGGTTGTTATGATCGCGGCGCGGCAGATAGCTACTATGGTAGACCACGCGCTCCACATTACTTCGTGGCTGAAAGCTATGCATCGGAGTTAGTAGAAGAGCATGACATGACCCAAGAAGAGAGTATTCAATATTCTCAGGGCTACACGGACAACGAATTAGAAGGCAGTTTTAAAGAATGGTAAAATTCAATCCACAAGAAGTCGAGAATTCCAAGAGAATTTTCAAATCGGCCACGCCGAAGTATACTGCTGATTGGTATATTAAATGGATTGCATCGATATTTGTATTAAGTGCCATGGCATTTAGATCGACGGGTGGCTTTCCCGAGTATGACATAATCCTATCATTTATTGGCTGTCTGCTGTGGTTAGTAGTATCGATCATATGGCAAGATAGAGCATTAATAGTACTGAATGCAGCAGCCTCGGTGATGCTAGCCTCTGGAGTTATCAAACAATTCATTGAAATTCCATTATAAGTAGCTGAGTATGACCAACCGAACCAACCGGAGTCGCTTCCGGATAATATGCAAATTGCAATGCATATGAAGTAGAAGTCCTGTGGCAGGGATAAAACTATTGCACGATGGCAAGTAGCTCGTATTCTGGGATGCGTTAGTGGGTAGTAATGGAGACTTATTCAGTCGTTGAAGGTGTTACCCACACTCAGGCTCTCATTGCTCTTATAAATAAAAAGAGTAACACATTGATTGGATATATTATGCCTACCTATAAATTTAAGAACGATATTACTGGTGAAGTTTGGGAACAATTCATGGGCATAAGTGCAAGTGAAGTTTGGCTCGAAGAGAACCCCGACTGCCACAAGATGCCCATTGCGATGTCAATAATTGGCGGCACAGGTGATGCAGTAAAACCAAACGGTGGATTCACCGAAGTAATGCAAGGAATTGCAGCAGCTAATCCATACTCGCCACTGGCGGACACATATGGAAAGAAAGACCCCACGTCGGTCAAACTACGAAACACTGTAGCCAACGTCAAGAAGAAAGTTGGCAACACACTGGAATAACGATTGAAATTCGCGAAAGACATAAATACGAAGTAGATCGCGGCATTGAATTAGAAGTTAAGAACTTAGAAAAAACTACGGGAACAAAAAAGGCAAGTTTGTCTATTCCAGTGAGATAAAAATCTAAGATAAATCCAAGTTAACACACAAGAAGAAAATACTGGACGTAGAGAAAGATGATTAAATTTTCTAGTTATCTCATTGAAGATGCAAACGGCAAGAATTTGCACCTAGAGCATCTTGAGGATGAGATAATAAATTTTGGCATAAACGGTGGCAGAGGTGCCATTAATTTTCTACGATCATTAAGAGATATGATGGCTGGCCATTCCCGTTCTTCACTCAACATGACAGTTAAGTGGGACGGCGCACCAGCCATCTTTGCAGGTATAGACCCAAGTGACGGTAAATTTTTTGTAGCAAAGAAGTCAGTATTCAATAAGACTCCGTTGTTATATAAATCGATAAGAGAGATCGAAACCGACGCTCGGCTACCCGCAGCACTGAAGCCTAAATTCAAACTCGCATTAATAGAGTTTGGTAAATTAGGAATCAAAAATGTCCTACAGGGCGATTTGATGTTTACAAAAGAAGACCTCGAGAATGAAACTATCGACGGTCAAAAGTACACTACATTTCAACCGAACGCAATTGTATATGCTGTTCAACGTGACTCAGCATTGGATAAGAAAATCAAATCTGCAAAGATTGGTGTCGTTTGGCATACCACATATACTGGACCATCACTTGAGAAAATGACTGCATCGTTTGGTGCCAATATCAAAAATCTCAAATGGAACAAAAATATATGGATGGATGATGCTACATACAAGGATACCAGCGGCACCGCCACATTTACTGCTTCAGAGACTGCTGTTGTTACTGCTAAACTTGCAGAGACAGGCAGACAATTTCAAAAAATTGACTCTAATGAATTGGCTAAATTCTTACGGCTACAAGCATCACTAACAGGTAAGTTTGTTGGTGCTAGTCTGAAGACTTACAACAATTCCAAAGTCAGAATTGGCGCAGAGATAACGAATCCAAAGGCACACGCTCAAGGTTACTTAGCATGGGTTGAAGCTAAATTCGACACAGAAAAAGCCAAGTTAAAGACCGAGAAAAGCCAGATCGCAATCGAGGACAAAAAGACCGAGACCCTCCGAGAAATTAGTAAGTTAGTCATCTTACTTGAAAACGTCATCATCTTCCAGAATTTACTTGTTGCTGCGAAGATGATGATAGTTTCCAAGCTTGATAAAGTAAAACAAATAACCAACACTTTTGTTCGTACATCAACTGGCATGAAGGTAGTTAATCCAGAAGGATATGTCGCAATTGATCGAGTTAATGGAAATGCAGTGAAACTTGTTGACCGTATGGAATTTTCATACAACAATTTTACCGCCATCAAGGCTTGGGATAGATAAATAGGTTTAATAATTAGTATAAATAGTTACTGATGATACTCTAACCGAAGAGATTTTAAACCATGTTCCGTAATATAAACGAAGCGAAAGAAAAACATATTGTGTTTGCATTCGGCAGATTCAATCCTCCCACTGCTGGCCACAGTAAACTCATTGATAAAGTGCAGTCCGAGGCGCGGAAGCGTAATGCAGGCAATCGAATCATTGTGAGTCATTCGCAGGACAAACACAAGAATCCCCTGACTGCCCAAGATAAGATCAAGTATCTGTCACAGATTCATCCTACCGTCAAATTCGAAGCATCTTCCAGAACATATCCCCACTTCATTGCACATCTGAAAAAGATGCACAAAGAAGGGCACACACATGTCACCATGGTAGCTGGCTCTGACCGAGTACAAGAATTCCAACGACTTGCTGATAAGTATAATGGCAAAGACTATGAGTTCAAACAACTGAAAGTTGTGTCTGCGGGTGAGCGAGATCCTGACGCGGAGGGTGTTACTGGCATCAGTGGCACTAAGATGCGCGCCCATGCGTCCAATAACGATTTTAAATCATTCAAACTCGGGCTACATACACGAGCAAGCGCCGTTGTTGCGAAGAACTTATTCAAGGCAGTTCGTAAAGGAATGCAACTCCATGAAGGCGATGTGCGCCACTCCTTCTTCAGTTTTATTCAGGAACAATAATGTCTCTATCAATACTACAAAAAAAATGCGGTGTATCCGCCGATGGTCTTTTCGGTCCCGGCACAATAAACGCTGCTGCGAAATACTACGAGCTAACAGACCTAGAAGCGGCTCATTTCTTCGGCCAAGTCGGTCACGAGAGCGGCAACTTTAAAGCATTCAGTGAAAATCTAAATTACTCCGCTAAAGCATTAGACTCTATATTCGGAAAATATTTTGTAAGAGCAGGTCGAGACTCAGAAGAATTTGCACGACAGCCAGAGAAAATTGCCAACGTAGTCTATTCAGGCAGAATGGGTAATGGCAACGAAGCATCTGGTGACGGCTGGAAGTATCGTGGTCGAGGTGCGCTTCAGCTTACAGGCAGGAACAACTACGAAGCCTTCGCCAGCTCTCTTGGCAATGACGATATCATAGAAAATCCAGAGTGCGTGGGAGAAGAGTTTGCATTTGAATCTGCTATGTTCTTTTTCAAGCAAAATAATCTCTGGGAAATTTGCAATGAGGGTGTGAATGATGCTATAATAGAGAAGTTGACAAAGCGCATCAACGGCGGCACCCACGGTTTAGCAGATAGAACTGAAAAGACAAAAAAATATTATAGTTATGTAACTCGCAAATAGGAATTATTATGAAGCCAATTGGATTAATTATCGTAGCAATTCTACTTACTGCATGTGGTAGTATACTGAATTTGATACCAGATCGATTTGATAATGTCGAATTCGCACATCTTGTCTCGTTAAATGTGGATGCAAACATGTCCCGACAAGGATGTGAAATAGCAGTTGACACATACAAGAATGCATTGTTCCTCAAGAAGTACTCCGAGGGCACAATGAATAAAACCAACAACGAAATCTACGGCGAGATACACTCCCTAGTAGAAGAATTGTACAGGCGAGAAGCTCCATCCGTGATGTATTGTAAACTTAAATGGAACAATATTATCGAAGCAACGGATGCTGCAATCGCTTTATCCGGTAAAAGAATTAAAAAATAAGGAATGATGAATATGATTGAATCAGAAGAAGCATTATTACTACACTATGAAAAGAAAGTAATGGAACTACAAAACTACCTAGTGAGTGAAGAAATTACTCGCTCTGAGTACGATGAATTAATAAAAGACTTCGCCGACGTAGACGCAATTCGTGATAACATCGGTGATGAGAAGATGAAGATACATGCGGAAATGATTATAACACATCTTTCCAAACTCTTAACTGTCATTTAAGTATAAATACTAGTATGAATAAAACATTCGCAGATTTCGTAGAATTAGATGAGGGTATCAATGACCCTGGCATCTTTAAAGCCGTGTTTCTTGCAGGCGGACCTGGTAGTGGTAAGTCATTTATCGCCGGCAAGGCTGCCCTAACTGTCTTTGGATTGAAACTTGTAAATTCGGACATCGCATTTGAAATAGCACTGAAGAAAGCTGGATTAGAAGCATCCCCGGAGAACATTTTCACAACTAAGGGTCAGTCACTTAGAGATAGAGCCAAGAAGTTAACCAAAATGAGACAGACAGGATATATCGATGGAAGAATCGGTCTGATCATTGACGGCACAGGCAAAGACTACAACAAGATTGCAGGGCAGAAGAAAGGACTAGAAGAGCTTGGCTATGATTGTGCAATGATCTTTGTTAACACAAGTGAAACAACTGCACAAGACCGAAATCTGGATCGCGAACGGACTATGCCACAGGCCCAAGTTTCTAAGATGTGGCAGAGAGTCCAGAACAACATTGGCAAATTTCAAAATCTCTTCGGCGCAGGCACCTTTCATGTTGTAGACAACAATACAGACTCTAATTACAAGGGCGCCGTTCTTGACGTATATCGAAAAATCGGTGCATGGACTAAAACACCTCCTAGGAATTATAAAGCTGCTCGATGGATTAAGGCACAGAAACTTACCCGCTCCAATGAGACTAAGAGTAGATTGCGAGAATCAATTGATCCCGTGAAAGAGTATGGTCCAACATTCGTTGCCTCTGCCAAGCAACTGGCCAAGCAACGTAAGTTGACCAAGGAACTTGGTGTTAAACTTGCAGATGTTACGAAGTCTTTAGGTCATCCCGTCGCGGCTGGTGGTCTTACTTCGGTGGCACTCGCAAGGTTACCTGCCGAGGTGAAGTCTAACCCCAAGTGGAAAGCTGCCGATAAAGCATTAGATGTTTCATTTGAGAAAGAACATCAAATGAATCTGCTGATGCTTAGAACGTTTAACAGACAGATGCGAGACTTCATGAACAAAGACAGAAGATCATATATGGCTTTGTTTGAAGCAAGAAAAGTATCAAACACCGAAATCAAGGAAGAGGGTGGTGATATTGGTAGAAATGCTCTGTTGATGAAAGATCGCCTAGGCAAGTCATCAATGCAAAAGAAGGCTGCCAAGCGTAAAGAAAAGCTCACGTTGAAGACGTTGGAGCCGATTAAAACTGTGTCGGAAGAACCGGAACCATACAGCGCACAGAAGCACGAATGGGGTACACCCGAGGGAACTAAGTTATATAAAGATATGACACCTGGGCAGGGAGACATCCATGCACCCGAAGCTCGTGCATTGACTCGTGACGAGTTGATTAAACTGAATGTATTGAAGTCGAAGATCCGTGAAGATTATGACCAGCCTCACGAAGATGACGAACCAGTAGGCGCGAAAACAAAGGCTAAGTATGCGGCTGACAATGCCGACGCTGCATTAGACTTACCATCCAATTTCGAGTTTTCTGAAGTAGAGATACTGGAGATGGAATCGGAAATCGATATCATGTCTTTCGAGGACATGATAAATCTTGGTATGTATGATGATTCTGAACTTGATGTGTTTGATCAGATCGAGGACATTGAAGCCGATGTCGAGGCTGATGAAGAAGATAATGTCAGTATAGCGGAAGTGTCCCTCGATGAGGAACTTTCTGTTCAGGGCAGAATGAAACGTAGATTTCATGCAAGGCGCAACAGGCAGAAGCTGAAAGTTGCTAGAATGCGAGCCTCAAGAAGGGCGGCTGATCCTGCACGAATTAAGAAACGCGCACAACGTGGCGCGTTGTCAGTCATTAAGAAGCGGTTTGCTAGAGGTCGTGATATTAAATCATTGCCGCCAGCAGAGAAAGCGAGACTTGAGAAAATGGTTTCACATAAGTTCTCTGGTCTGGTTAGTAGACTGGCTGTTCGCATGGTACCACTTGTGCGTAAGAACGAGCTAAATCGAATTAAGAAGGGCGGAAGCATGAAGAGCCAAGCTTCCAAGAAGTTCAAAATAAAGAAGGGCGGCAATTTGAATAAGTACAAGGCTAAGAAATTCAAGATTGTGAAGTCGAAAGCTCCGAAGAAAAAGAAATGACCCAGAAAGAAGAGTCATTGGATGTAGATCCGCCGACCATCATCGAGGCACCTCGTTGGAGTCTGGTTCAGTATATCAAAGAGTTTTTCCTTGAGAAATATGAGTTAACCATATTCTTCCAGGGTGAAGTCCACGTACAGCTTGATGGTACTAGGATCGAAACCTTCACTCCCAAGACGTATTATGCTAAAAAAATCAAGAAACTGTCTCCCAAGAATATTGTTTTCATTGATACTGCCAATATTCGGCACGTCATACAAGTGACCACACCAGTCGGATACTCACTCAAGAAAATTTATTGATCACGGCAGATGTTCTTCTCTGCATACACCTAATACCAAATAGATTCAAGGGATGTCAGTTATCCCGGGGATTTTATTATTATAAATAATAACAGTAAACAACACATCATTGGAGAGCAGCAATGTCGATTGAAAGACAGATAAAAGATATCATGTCAGGCACTCAAGATATTATGGAAGCAGATATGGACAAGCGCCTTGACATGCTTGTTCGGCAGGGATTAATGCCAGCATCAAAATTGCCCATTTTAAAGCGTGGTCTTGCCAAATTAAATGGCGGAAAAGCCTTGGCACCGAACGAGCGAGATGCAGTAAACTCGTTAATGAATTCATTCATGTTCATTGTTCTTGGTGATGATACAGTATTCACTCGTGCTAAGATGCACACACAGAAGAATCATAAAATGACGGAAGCTGTTGATGAGGAAGATGAATTTCTCACCGACGATGACGTAGAGCAATTATTTGGTGAAGACGATTTCGTTTATGACGAAGACTTGGCTGAAGTCTCTCTGGTGCACCAAGTACAGGAGAAGCTAGTCTCTCAGATGACTTCTGCTGAAAAAGCAGCAAATGATGCCAGACGCAAAGAATACAACGCCTTTCAGAAGTCTAAGCGAACCACTCCTCATAATACTAGTGCGACTCAAGGTAAGATGATGTCACCTAAAGGCACGATGTATGAAGGTGGTGAAGATTTCGAACCTCACTACATGTACAAAGATGGCAAGAAAGAAAAAGCTGAAAAGCCTGAAGATCACGAGAGACTGAAGAAAGCAGGTTACACTAACTCGGTAGTTAATGAAGATGGACCTATCACAGAAGCAGCATATAAGCTGTATCACAAAAGCTATACTGATGCGATCAACACCGCACATGCGCACCACGCTAAAAGTGGATTAAAAGTCTCTGATAGCGACCGCGATACTCACATTGCTATGGGCTCAAAGAAGCCTGGCTCGGGTAAGACTACTACTCTCAATGTTCCAGCGACACATACTTCTGGTGACTCACATACCATCCACACTCAAGTATACAATAAGGGTGGAAATTCTCCATATGAATTGAATACATACTCTTCTAAGACCCCAAAGAAAAGCGGGCCAAAGAAGACTAATGAGGGCTTCGGAGTGGCTCCACCTGCTTCAGGCGAAGAAATGCGTGACAAAGCTCAAAGACAGGCCAAACGTTTGGCTAGAAAGAAATCCAGAGAACAAATTGATACTGATCCAGGTGCAAAAATAGCTATGAAAGAATCATATAAAGATAAGTTCGAGGCAATGCTCAAAAAGTCTGGTAAGACTTTAGTTGATATGTCAGACGAAGAGAAGAAAGAATTTTTTGCTAATCTTGATTCCGATCATGAAGCAAAGAACGAGGAAACATTACGCGGTATTAGTTTCGTTGATCACGCATTGGAAGAATCAGATTCTGCTCTATCCCCCGAGGAAGAATCTGAAGCAGCACCGCAGTTGGCGGAAGTAGTTGAGGAAGATGATGTTCAAGAAGATGTAAAACCATTTGATAAGAACGCCCGACTACATATGATTAAAACAGCAGCGCGAAATGTTGCTAAGAAATCAGCAGCAGCCGCGGTTAGAGCAGCAAAATCAGATTACAAACAATCAAGTAAGCGAGGCTTGGCACCAGTTAAGTTTGACGAATCTTTTGACTATGATTCCCTGACTGTAGAGTTAGTAGAAGAACTAAGCAAGACACAAGCATACCGATTAATAGACGCAATTAACAAAAAAATAAACTTAGGAGAATAATATGTCAGGCTGGGGTAAAGCAGACGATAAAACAAGTACTGGTACTGTAGCAATACAGCCAGTATCAGCTACCTTCAATGGTGCAAC